TGTCGACTTTCTCCCGCTCCTCGCTAAACTTGAACTCAAACTGGAGCAGCATGCGAACCCGTGCCGCCACTAAGTCCACGCTCCTGTCCCCTAAGGACGCGACCACGTGCACGACGGTCGAGTATCTGTGCGCCGCAGTCGAGCAGCTCGAGGAGGCCGTCAACGGTGCGAGCGACTCGCGGAGCTGGCAGGCCGTCGGATCTCTGAAGCTCCGCGCTCTTCAGGCGCGCGAGGCCCTCGACATCGCACGCGCGAAGGAGTCCGCGCCTGACGAGGGCATGAGCGACGTCCAGCTGGTCGGCATCATCACTGCCGCCATCGCGCAGCTCCCGCCGTCGCTCCTCGACCAGGTGGAAGACGCCGTCGACATGAAGCGCCGCGGCCCCCGCCTCGTGCAGGTTTCGTGACCGGTGGGCTAGCGAACCTCGCGCGTGCGGTCGATCAGCTGCATAAGCGCACGGTCGCGGACCCCCTCGCCTACTGGACCCCGACGGCTCCCCAGCTTCAGTTTCTCAGCGACCCGTCGCACATGCGCCTCGCGCGTGCCGGGAACCAGGTCGGAAAAACGACGATGGGCCTCGTCGACTGCATCTACCGGTGCCTCGGAGGCCACCCCTTTCAGCCGGTGCGCCCGGCTCCGATTGAGGCGTGGGTCATTGTCGAGAGCTGGGAGAGCTCGCTCTCTGTGCAGTCGAAGCTATGGGCGCTACTGCCGAAGGACGCGCTGGCTGACGATACCGAGTACACGACCGGGAAGGGCTTCCGAGGCCGTCACCCGATGGTGCGGTTCAAGAACGGCAGTTTGATCCGTGTGCGAACTTCCAACCAAGGGTCACTCGCGCTCGCCGGCTCAACGGTCGATTTCGTGATGATGGATGAGCCGCCACCGGAAGAGATCTACAACGAGGTCGTGCCGCGCGTGCTTCGCAACCACGGGCGGATCGTGTTCACCTTGACCCCTGTGGGAGCTCCGCTCGGCTGGCTTCGCAAGCTCGTAGACGATGGGCGCGTGAAGGACTTTTGCTTTCCGCTCACCGTCGAAAACACGACGCCGATCGGCTCGCGTCCGCTGATGTCTGCCGAGCAGATCGAGTCGTTCAGCGAGGCCATCCTCCCGCAGCAACGCGCGCAACGAGTGTTCGGCGATTGGGAAAGCCTGTGGACGGAGGGCCGGGTCTTCCGCATGTTCGACCCAGCGCGTCACGTGAAGCCGGAAGTCCCGACGGGCGAGGCGATGATTGGGATCGGCATCGACCATGGGACCGAGGCCGGCGCTCAGGTCGGGCTTCTGGTGGCGATGGTGCGCGACGGTGGCGAGGGGCAACCTCGCGTGTGGGTGCTGGACCAGGTGCAGACCGACGGGCAGACGACGCCCGATCAAGACGCCCGGATGCTTCTCGATATGCTCAAGCGTGCCGGCCTGATGTGGGAGTCGGTCGACCTGTGGGTGGGTGACCGGCGGGTGTACGGTCGCCGGAACGGGAGCCTCAAGTCGAACGCGATGCTGATGTCTGCGATGGAGCGTGCGCTGCGTCTGCCGACGGGTGCCCTGCCCTTCCGCATACGCACGGCGCACAAGCCCGCCGGGTCTGTCTTCGAGGGCATCCGGGTCCTCAGCGCGGCGATGCTCCGCGGTGACTTCTTCGTTCATCCCCGGTGCAAGCGCCTCGCGGACGACTTGCAACGGTGGGACGGTCGCGAGGCGTCCGAGCACAAACACTCCATCGACGCGCTGCGCTACACGCTTGAACTAGTGACGCGCCGGATGCACACGCCCACCGTCGTCCGGCTAGGTTAGCCGTGCCCTAGGGGACTACTATGTACGCCTTCTCCCGTATGCCCGCGCCTCCCGCCCCCGCCAACCCCGAAGAGGCCGCGCGGTGGAACCACACGCGTCACCGTCGGTCGCTGATGGAGGGAACGTGGCAGCTACTCCTCGAGGACCGCCTCCAGCAGCAGCTCGGGAGCACGCGACGCCAGGCGTGGGGAGTGCCCGACCTGAGCGCGAACCCCTTCCGGGTCATCTCTCACGAGCTATCGACGCTTTACGATGCCCCACCGGATGTGCACCACAACGCCGCCGAGGATGCGGCGACGCGGAACGGCGGGACGTCGTCGGCTGACGCGCTGGTCGGTGGCGAGGGGCTGATCGCGAAGTCGGGCGTGTGGTCGCAGATGCCGCGTGTGCAGGCGATGGCGATCGCGCTCCGCGAAATGTGGATGCGGATCGACGTCACGGACGGGCGCCTGACGTACCGGCCTGTGTCGCCCGATATGATCGTGGCCGAGGCCGACCCGCAGCGCCCGACGATACCGCTGGCCATCGCGGAGATCCGTCTCCGCAGCCTGCACGGTGAGGCCGTCTGGTGCTGGGACGTCCTCGACATCCGCGACCCTGCCTTCCCTCGCTACGAGGTCCGCAAGGCTACCGATGGCGCCGGCTTCGGGGAGGACGTCACCGTGCACGTGCTCGGCACGAACGACGAGAAGCGGAACGCGGCAGACCCGGAATGGTCGGGCGCGAACTACCCGTACCGTCGGACGAGCAACGACGCGCCTGTGCTGCCGGGCGTGCTCTACCACGCGAGCAACTACGGGGATCGGCTCTTCGACCCCTTCTACGGTATCGAGCTCTTCGAGGGCAGCTTGTCGCTCTCGGTGTTCTACTCCTTCCTCGCGCACTGTCTGCGCGACGCGTCGTTTCCGCAGCGGTACGCCATCGGCGTGCGCGTCGCGGGTACCGAGATGACGGACGGTTTGACGCGCGGCGTGCGTGTCGAGGTGGTTACCGACCCGACGACGATCCTCATGCTGGATGCCGCGTCGGAAAGTCAACCGACGGTCGGGCAGTTCCAGGCCGGCGCGGACGTCGCCACTCTGGAAACAACGATCGCCTCCATTGCTCACCGTCTGGCGACTGACGCGGGCCTGTCGCAGACCGACATTCAGCGGACGAGCGGCAGCGCAAAAAGCGGGTATGCGATCAGTCTGTCGAACGAGGGCAAGCGGCAAGCGCAGCGCCGCTACGTCGTGCAGATGCGGGCCGCTGACGAGGAGCTCGTGGCCAAAAGCGCGATCCTGTTCAACCGCGCGACGGGCTCCGCGTACCCCGAGGGCGGCTATTCGGTCCTGTACCGCGAGGTGCCCCTCTCGCCGGAGGAGCTGGACGCTCGCCGGAAGCACGCTCTCGAGATGCTCGCCGCCGGCCTTATGGACAAGGTCGAGGCGCTCCGCATGTTCGGCAACCTGAGCGAGGCTGACGCCATCGCCAAGCTGGCGAAGCTCACACCGATAGAGGCGACGACGACCACCGGAGCGGCAACCATGACGAGCGCGGAGCAGACGCCGTCGCCCGAAGCGGTGGTAACCGACGCGGGACATGCGAGCGCGATGGACGACGCGGTGGAGGAGCTCGACGCCGCAACGTCCGCACTCCAGGCGCTGGCCTCGACGACGCGCGACGTCGCTTCCCGCGACATCCTGCGGGCCGTGCTGGAAAGCCTCGCCGAAGCCAAGGGCTACCTCACGGGTGAGGAAGTCGAGGCCGTCACCGAGCTGGCCGGCGAGGAAGAGGACGTCGTGGAGGACGAGGTCGCCGCCCCGGTCGAAGGCGCCGCCCCCGAAGAGAGCATCACCGCCGCGGCTGCCGCGACCGGCCAGCCCGCGAGTTCCGTCGCGCTCAACGGAGCGCAGGTGCAAGCTGCGCAGGGCATCATCACCTCGGTCGCCAAGGGCGAGTTGCCGCGCGCGACTGGCGTGGAGATGCTGGTGCAGTTTTTCAACATGACCCCGGAAGCCGCCGATAGCCTCATGGGCGCGGTTGGCGGGTCGTTCACGATGCCGACCCCGGCGACTAACTAGGAGCAACCATGAGTCAGGACATCGAAGCACAGGGCGGCGCGGAAGCCCGCATCCGTCAACTCGTCGAACAGGTCAAGGCGCTGCAAGGCCGCGTCGCGGAGCTCGAGCCAGCGGCGGCTGAAGTCGGCAGCTACCGCACCCAGCTCGAGGAGCTCAAGGGCACGACGAAGGCAGAACGCGAGGCGCTGCGCCTGGAGCGTGAGATCTACGCGTCGGGCATCACCGAAGAAGAGGGCATCGAGTACGTGCAGCACGCCTACGGGAAGCTGGCAGCGGACGGACGCCCTCCTATCGGCGAGTGGCTGGCCAACCGCGAGGCGCTGCCCCGTGCCGTGCGCGCGTACATGCCCGAGGCCGGGACCGCCGCGCCTGCCGCTGCCGCTCCCGAGACGTCGCGTATGCGCCTGCCGGCATCCAGCGCGACCACGCTACCAAACCCGGCGGCAGCGCCTAGCGTGTTCTCGATGGAGTCCATCTCGAAGATGACCGCTGCCGAACTCCGGGCCAACATGGCGGCGATTACGTCCACGCGGTAGGGTGTCGGTGAGGGGAATACCCTCACGCGCTCGGGGCAAGCTCCCGTAAAAAGCGACAGGCGCGGCAAACCATCGAACCCTTCGGGAGGCCACCATGGCCAATATCGATTTTGCCGCACTCAGCGGCAACGCACGCCTCAGCGCCGTCCTTCACCGCATGATCGAGCTCAAGCTGGCCGACCGTGCGGAATTGTACAAGGCTCCGCAGTTCCTCAACTTCGGCAGCCTCAACGGTACCGGCTCCAGCGCCCTCCAGGTGCCCGTCGTCGGCCTCGCCGGTACGGACCTCATGGCGGCGGTGGGCGACGGTTCCAGCGTGGCGAACACCTCGATCACGTCCAGCGCGGCGACGATCACGATCGCTCGTCAAGCCTTGAGGTACGACATCACGGACCTGGCGTCGCTCACCGATCCTCTCGCCAGCGGCGCGGGCGTTGGCATCGAAGGCCTCGCGAATAGCATGGCGATCGCCTTCGGGATGCGCCTCACCCAGATGATCACCGCGCTCAGCTCGGGCCTCTCCCAGAGCGTCGGCGCGACGACCGTCGCTCTTTCTGTGTCGACCTTCTTCGACGCGATCTACAAGCTCCAGCTCCAGAGCAACGACGGCGAGTTCGCCGCCGTGCTCGCGCCCCAGCAGATCAATCACCTCGTCAACTCGCTCCGCAGCGAGACCGGCCCCGGTCAGTACGTCGCCGCGACGCAGGACCAGATCGCCGCGAAGGGACAGGGCTTCCGGGGTATGCTCTTCGGCGTTTCTCTGTACACGTCGTCTACCGTGCCTTCCGCGAACGCCGGTGCCGACCGTCTTGGCATGATGACCGCCACGGGTGCTATCGGCTACGCGACCGGAAGCCCGATGCCCATCCAGGGCGCTGGTGCGATCATCCTCCCCGCCGGTTCGCAGGTCGTCGTGGAACTGGAACGCGATGCAGCCTCGGGTATCACTCGCGTGATCGGTAACTCCTTCTGCGGGGTGGCCGAGGTGCAGGACCTGAAGGCGGTTGGGATCCTGAGCAAGCTGGCCCCGTAGTCGGCTAGCCGCCTCACGGTGGCACTAGGGCGTCGGGGTGCTTACCTGTACCTCGACGCCCTTTCTGCGTCTGGAGCAACCATGAGCGCAACCTTTCAGACCTCCGCAGCTGGGCCGAGCATCCAAGGCCGAGCAGCAGAACGCCCCGGTTCCATGCGGGAGCAACTGCCGACGCTCGCATCGCCGCCGTTCTGGTACATGCACCATCCCGCGCGCTGGCAGCTCGTGGACGGTGAGTGGCTCCCGCAGCTCTCCGAGATGCGCTCGGACCCCGGCGTCAACCGTGTCGATAAGGACGGGAACACCGACCAAGCGGAACTCGCCTACCGTCGCAAGGGCTGGACGATCATCCCCTGGGACGTCGAACCGGGCGGCTACTGCGTCGCCTTCGAGGGGCATCGCGGCCCTGTGCACATGAGCAAGTGGGAAAAGCCCTCCGTGTTCGCGGGGCAGCTCACGATTAAGTCGGACGGTGCGGGCTACTGGGCGTTCTGTCGTCGCCTCTTGGCTGACGGCATCATCGCGCGCCCTGACGAGCGGTTCATCGACCTCATCATCGCGGACCACTCGCGCAAGGTAGACGACCTCCGTGGGCGGGCCGTCACCCAGCCGGCGGTGGCGACCTCGCTGAACATCGAAGAGGAGCGCCTCGCCCTCATGCTCGCGGCAAAAGAGCGCCTGGTGAACCCGGCGGCACCGAAGGCGAAGAAGTGAGCGAGCAAGCGAAGCACCGCGAGGCGATGGAGCGCATGACGAGCCAGCTCGTGCGCTCAGGCGTACCGGAGCAGCGAGCCCGCGAGGAAGCGCGTAAGCGTGCAGTCGAGGCAGACCGGCAGGAACGCGATAAGCGGTGACGTAGGCAGGGGGGCACATGACGATCTCGGAGACGCTCTACACCGCGAGGTTCCGCGCACCGGACACCATCGCGCGAGCGACGAACCAGACGATCGAGTGCCCCACCTACCGGCTGGGTGCGGTCGCCACGCCCACAAGCGGTACGGTGTCTGTGTACCGTGCGGACCAGACGGTGGTGGTCAACGCTGCGGCCGTGTCCATCTCGCCGGGTAGCTGGGCGAAGTACACGATTAGCGGTGGCGTGACGTCGCCCCTCCAGCTCGAGGAGGGCTGGCTAATCGAGTGGACACTGACGATGCCCGACACGCTGCCGCACGTGTTTCGGCAGGATGCCGCGCTAGTGCGCCGGGAGCTCTCCCCCGTCGTCACAGACGCGGACCTCATCCGTCGGCACTCGGACCTGCCCCAGCTACTCGCGACGGGCGCGACGACCTTTCAGGACTACCTCGACGAAGCGTGGGCGACGATCATGCTCCGCGTCATCGCAAACGGGCGACGTCCGTACCTGGTGATCTCGCCGTCGGCCTTCCGCGACGTTCACCTTCTCCTGACGCTGCACTTCATCTTCCTCGACTTCCAGACGTCGGCAGGCGACGGCTCCCGCTGGCAGGCCCTCGCGGACTACTACCGTGCGGCCTACACCGAGGCCTATGGGCAGCTCAGCTTTGTCTACGATGAGAGCGACACGAACAAGGTCGACCCGACGCACCGGAAGAGCGGCAGCTCGCAGGTCTGGCTGAACGGTCGCGGCGGCGGTAACTTCCTCGGGCTGCGGGGCTACTGATGGCGTCGAAGACCGTACGCCAGCTGCGCGAGGACGTCACGACGCGCATTGCCACGCTCGCCACGTGGAAGGAGTCGCGCGTCGCCCCGGACAACTTCGGTCGGGACGCAGACCTGAGCTCGGGCGTGTGGTTTGTCGTGCACGTGTCTGAGACGCAGGACCTCCGGGCCTACCGGGGCAAGCCTGCCGAGGGCCTGCTAGTCGAGAGCAACCTCCTCGTGCGCTACTCCTGGCGTCTCGCGCCTAAGTCGATGGCCGATAGCTACGACGGCGCGCTAGACGGCGAACAGGCGGTGATCAACAAGCTCATGGTCTACGATGCGACGTGGCCTAGCAGCTACAAGTTCCAGTTTGTCCGCGTTACCCGCGAGACAAACGACGTCGGCGAATGGGTCGTTGGCGCCGTAGAGTTCCGGGTAGTGCACACTCTTCCACTTCAGTGAGGTGACATCATGGCCGCTTCGACCGTAATCAAGAACTTCAGGGACGCAACCGTCCTCTTCGCAGACGGAACCACTCCGACGCCCCTGTCCGTCACGCTCTCCCTCGAGTCGGGCGACTTCTCGCTCACCGGTCTGAACCAGCTCAACACTGAGGCAACTACCTACCTCGACCGCGGCGATCTGGGGTCCGTGAGGCTCTCGTCACGCTCCTTCCCGTCGTTCAGTGTGTCGTGCCATATGGCAGACCTGAGTGATGCAACTGACAAACTCATCTGGGACGCCGTCAACAAGACAGGCGCGTTTTCGGCGGCTCTGAGCACCATCACGGGCTCGGATGTCTACGGGCTCAAAATCACCCTCACCATTGAAGGGACAAATTTTGGGGATACGGCCGACCACACCATTGTCATGAATGGGTGTCACTGCACGATCGACTTCAGCGAGGGCGACCCCAACTCCTTCAGCATCTCGGGCACCGTGTACGGCGCTATCACCACGACCTGAGACGCCTTGGTGCGAGCTAGGCGCTCCCCGTGCTACGGTGCGGGGGGCGCTTTCGCGTCTCTACAAGGAGCAGAACCATGACGACTGTACAACTCGGGACGCACACCGTCTCCCTCAAGGCCCCACCCTCCTTCCTAGTGCGACGCGAGATCGCGCTCGCCACCGGGACCAATCCGATCCGTGGCCTGTGTGCCGCGCTGGGCGTGTGCTGGGGCGGTAAGGCCCTCAAGGCAAAGTACAACTTCCAGCCACTGCCCTACGGTGGCGAGGTCTTTGATGAGCTCATGGCGCTCGGTGTCCCCGAGGCCGATATCTACGCTGCCGCAAGCAAGGCGCTAGAGCTCTGCGTGGACGTCCCCACTGAGGAAGCCGTCGCGCGTGCCGCGAGTTTTACGGGACCGCAGACGGGGGACTCGACTCCGTAGCCCTGGAGATCGGGCTGACGTACTGCGGCGACCCGCAGGCGTTCTACGGGTGGACAGTCGAGACGCAAGAGCGCGTGCTCGGGTGGTGGCGCGCGAAGCACACGCCTCTGAGCAAGCCGAAGCGCGGGACACCGAAGCCGCGCCCGCAGGATACGGGGGACCCGTCGGCGAAAGCCTTCTGGGGGATCTAGGTGGCGAGCAGCTCGGCGACAGTGACCCTTGGTCCCGAGCTGCAACGCGCGGTGGACCAGCTCGTGCGCGACGTCGCGGGGGACGTCATCCAGATCGTCGAAGAGATCGCGAACGACCTAGCCTCGGGGGCGCGGCGCGACTGGTACAAGTTTGTCCGCAAGAAGTCGGGCGAGTCTGGCAACAGTAACGACTACCGGATGGAGCTGCGCGGGACCTCGGTGCGCGGCATCGTCTACAACGGTGCGACGAAGAACCTGCCTCGCCGGCAGAAGTTTAACGGCGCGCCTGGCGGGACAGTGAAGGTGTACGGCCCGACGGAGTACGGCTACTTCGTGCGTCGTCCGGGGCCGTTCTCGCGCATCTTTGTTGGGCTCAACTTCACCGAGTACTCGACGGTCATGTCGTACTGGCGAGCGAATGGAAGGCTACCGGACGGCTACATCGCCCGCGCGATGGTTGACACGAAGGGAAAAGAGCGCCCTATCGGCATCTCTAAGGAGACGGACAACCCCTTCCACGCTGACGGAAAGAACCTGTGGAAGGTGCTCGTCATCGACCGCAAGAAGGCCGCTATCGAAGCGCGCCTAGACGATCTCGATAAGGCCCTACAGGCCAGCGCCGCCCGCTTCTAGCACAGGGAGCTACCATGCCTACCGCAGAACTGACTATCGCCGCCGACCTCGCGGGCCTCCGTAAGCAGCTTGAGTCCATCCCTGGCATGACCGCTGAACAGGCGCGGAACATGACGCGGGAGCTGAACAAGTCCTTTAAAGCTGCGGAGAACGCCGCGAAGAAGGCGGGCGAGGCCACGAAAGCCAGCATGGAGCAGGCCGAGAAGGCCACGCGCGGAGCTGCCGATGCGACGAAGGGTCTAGAGGATCGCTTCGGAAAGGTGGGCAGCGCAGCCGGCAAGCTCGCCGGTGGGCTGGACCTCATCGCGCCGGGACTAGGTGAGGTAGGGCGCGGCATCGCTGACCTCGCAGACGTCGGCGAGGTAGCGTCCGGGTCGATGGGCATGTCTGGCCTCGCTGGGTCTGCCGCCGCGCTGGCTGGCCCGCTCGCTCTCCTGGCGCTGGCAATCTCACCGCTTGTGCTCGCGTTTATGGTCGAGAAGAACGCGGCGGACGACGCCGCCGAAGCCCTGAGCAGGTACGAGGAAGCGACGAAGAGCGCGGCCGCGGCGAATGACGAGTTCGACAAGGCCATCGGCGACGTGAACGACCAGCTCAAACTCATCTTTGGGCTGGAGACGCAGAACGAGCAAGGCGCGAGGAAGTCTGAGGCCGCGCTGCGGGCGAAGGTCACCGCGGCGAACGCATCGGCACAGGCGCTCATCGACGAGGCCAAAGCGCAGTCGGCCGCGGTAAAGGGCGCGGCGCTAGTCGACGCTAGCCGTAAAGCGGTCGGCAGCGAGGCCATCGCCCAATACGCAAAGATGAACGCCGTGGTCGACGAGCAGACCGCCATCATCGCTGCGAACAACGAGACGGTGGATCTGTCGGTCGAGGTGTTTCGCGCCAAGGCTAAGGCCGATGACCAAGCGGACGCCAACGCCAAGCGCCGCGCCATTTCCGAGAAGGCCGCGGCCGAAGCTACCCGCCGCGCTGCCGAGGCAGAGCAGCGCGCGGTCGAGGCCCTCGCCGCTCACCAAGCGATGCTTGCCCCGTTGCTCGCTGCCGAGAAGCAGATCGAGAGCCAGCGCGTGAACGAGCTCGAGCAGTCAGGCCAGCTCGCGGAGCAGCTGGACGAGCTGCGTGCGCTCAAGCTCCAGCTCGCCGCAGCCGGCAAGCTCAGCGCAGAAGAGAGCGCGAAGTTCGCCGCAACAGAGAAGGCGCTAGCCGCCGACCTGACGACGGCGCTCCTCGAGGAGGAGACGAAGCGTCAAGCGGGCATCGATGCCATCGCGGAGAAGGCGAAGGCGAAGTCAGACAAGGCAGCGGCAGAGACCAGAGCGGCGGAAGAAGAGGCGACCGCTGCGCGCGTGCAGGCCATTGCTCAGGTAGCGGACGTCGTCGCGCAGTACACGCAGTATTCCCTTGACCAGGACGTCGCGGCCTACGAGCAAGCGCAGGAAGCGCGCAACAACCTTGGCAAGAACGCCACGAAGGCCGAGAAGGATGCAGCGGACGAGCGCCTCCAAATCACGCGCGCAGCAGTCCGCAAAGCCTTCCTAATCGACAAGGCCGCGAAGATGGCCAGCGCCGCAGCCGCGACCGCGCTCGCCATCGTGCAGGCGCTCTCGTCCGCGCCGCCCCCTTTCAACTTCATCGCGGCTGGCGCAGTGGGCGCGGCGGGCCTTATCCAGCAAGCCGCTATCGCCTCCCAGCAACCGAGCTTCCACGCCGGCGGGTTCGTCGGTGGCATGGCGCCGGACGAGCAACAGGCGACGGTACGCCGCGGCGAAGCCGTCCTCAACCCAGCTGGTCGCCGTGCGATGGGCGACGATGCGATCCGCGCCGCGAACGGCGGCATGGGCGGTGGGCAGACCATCGTGGTGCAGCAGGTCTACCGGCATCGGGTCTTTGACTCGTTCGTGCGCGATAACCTTCGCACGCGCGGCCCCCTGTCGCAGGCGTTAGGTGCGGGTAGCCGCGCCGGCCAGCGAAGGAGCTAGAGCACATGGGCACCGCATACACTCCCGACGCCCTCCGTGGCATCTTCATCCGGGACCCTCGCCTCACGCCAGGGACGACGGGACCGGGGTCTAGCTACACGCAGGCGGTCCCGCAGCCGGGCGTGCCCCAGCCGGTGGCAGCGTCCATGCTGACGCTCTCAACCAGCGGCGAGCAGACCAACGGGACGACGATCGAAGTGCAGACCACGCGAGCCGGCGGGGCCGTGACCACGGACGCCATCCGTGCGGGCGGGTTCGCCTGGAGAGAGAGCGGTGGGGCGTGGCAGGGCAAGGATGGCCCCCTCGGCTACGCGGGCTTCGGGACCGTCCACACGTGGGCAAGCGGCGGCGGCGCGGAACTCTACACCTACCCGCACGTGCTCTACACCAGCGCCGGTACGCGCCTCGTGGCGGCGCAGAAGACGACCTCGATAGGCGTGCTCCAGACCCTGCGCGTGCATCGCCTCACCCAGCTGGGTGCGATGACGAGCGTGGACGTTGTGTCGAGCGCCGTCTCAGGTCAGCCTCTGCACTCGTGCCTCGTGGCGCTGCCTGAGTCGCGCCTCCTCCTCCTCGCGTACTACGACGACCTGCCGAGCGCGGGCGCGCAGGTCCGAGCGTACATGAGCGTGGACGACGGCGTGACGTGGGCCCTCCAGGCGACGGCGTGCCTTCCGGCCTACGTGGACACGACCACGGTCACCGCTCGCCGGCTGCGTGCCTGCTACTACGGTGGGCAGGTCCTCATGATGCTGGCCGTGCGCGTGCCTGCGGCGACTGTGCCCGACACCCTCTGGCAGTACGCGAGCATCGATGACGGCGTGTCGTTCGCGCTGGTTGAGGCCGTCGCCGGGACCAGCGCGACGAGCACGCACACAGGCGGTGTGCACGACATCGTCGCCATCCCTGACGTCGGCTTCGGGGTGGTCTACTGCGGGTCCTCCCGCATCAACTACGGGATCAACTCCGCGACGCTGGCTAAGCGCCTCGGGAGCGCCTACTCGCGGTGGTCGGACATCGACCCCGTCGCGGTGGGCCTCCTCGCACCGGCGACCACGCTCAGCCTAGGCAACCAGCTCAGCGACGACACCGAACTGTGTGCAAGCGTTGACGACGACGGGCAGATCTACGCGTTCGCGCCCAACTCCGGGAACTCCTCTCGCGTGCGTCCCGCGCGTAGCTCGGACGGTGTGACGTGGTCTGTGCTCGGGCAAGCTGCCAACCTCGTGCATAGCCTCGACTTCGACGGCGAGCGCCCGTCGTCCATGACCTGTGCCTGGTACGCCGGCGCGCTTCATCTCGTGCACTCGGTGGACGCTACGACCATCTACGACTCGCAGCTTGCGGACAGTGTGCTGGCTGGCTTCACGGCAGCTACTCTGCCGATGCTGCCTGCGGTGCAGGACGGGACCGACTACTCGGCAGGGTCCTACATGACGTGGGTCCCGTTCTGGGAACCCTCGACGCTGGCATGGACGGCGGCAACGACTGGCGCTCCCGTCACGACCCTCACAGGCGGCGCGATGCAGATCAGCGCGGGCGTAGCCGAGGTGCGGACCTACACGGACACGCGCACGACGGCGCTTACGGTAGCGCACACCGTGCAATGTCTGTGGGAGGTAGACCCCGACTCGGGCAACGCGACAGAGACGACCCTGACGGCGCACATCGCCGCCTCCTCCTACCGTCTACGGGTCCGTGTCACGACGACGACGGTGGTCGCCATTGACGACGTCTCAGGCGCGACCCTCATGAGCTACGCGCGCACGGCTGGACAGTTCGTCCACATCCGGGCGTTCGCGTCGAACCTCGGCAGCACGGGCCGGTGCACGGTCTACGTGGATGAGCTCGACGGACCCAGCGCCATCACGCGCGGGTACGTCCGCATGGTGGACACGACGCTAACGGACGGGGGCGCTACTGCCGCAGCTCAGAGCGTGAGGTTTGGCCAGAGCGGCGTGGGCGTGTCGAACTGGCGCTACGTCGCGTGGCAGGCGTCGTCGCAGATGACGTCGCCTCACCAGCTCGTCATTCCCGCCGACCTCAACGGCGTGGACTTCTCGACGCGTCCGCTCACGCTCTCGCAGGGCCTGCGCCTACGTGCGGTCGGTGGGCCTGCCGTGCTCGGCGACGCGTGGAATGTTTACGCTCGCTACGGTCACGGCATCGATGCGCTCGACTCGCCGTCGCCGTCCATCAAGTGGCGCAGCGTGGACAGTCTCAGCGCCCAGGTGATGGTGTGGGAGACAGACACCACGGCCGGCAACGTGTCGCAGGCGATGGGCAGCATGGGCGCCATGTACATCGGCGGCGCCAACTTCCGCACGGCCACGCTCGAAGGCCGGAACGCCTTCGGTGTCTACGTCGCCATCGGCACGTGGGACGCGTCGTCCGGGCAGGCGGCGCTAGCGTGGAACCGACGCGGGAACCTCGTGTACCCGTCGAGCACAAACCCGTCGTCGGGCGTCTACTTTTACCCGCACGCTGCCATGAACTCCGCGCGGTTCGCGTTCGACGCGGCGGCGGGGCCGGTGCGTACCATCCAGTACCAGACTGAGGGGGCGTGGACGCAGTCGAACACGAAGCACGCGCGCCTCGCCGTGTACGGGGACGTCTCCGCAGTCGGCATCTCGGGGACGACGGGCGCGCTCCTCTCCCCCGGCGGTCTGCTCGTTTGGAACAACGACCCTCTCTACTCCGCGTTCCGGCTCACGATCCCGGTGCAGCCGGTAGCCGAGGCTTACTACGAGATGGGCGTTTGCCTCATTGGGCACCTCGCGGTGTTCGGGCGACGCTACTCGTGGGGCCGCGCGCTCCAGACCCAGCCGAACACGGAGCTCCGCACCGGCTCCAGCGGGCGCCGCACCTCGCAGGTGACGGGGCCGTCTCGCCGCTCGGTGGAGTTCGGGTGGTCTGACGCTGCCGACCAGAGCGAGTTCGGTCTGGACATGACGACGACGCAGCCTGACTACGTGGTCGGGTCGAGCACGTTCAGCCCTGACCCTGTCGCCGCGGCGAAGGACGGGCCGGGCCTCATTCGCGGCATCGTCGACCACTTGAACGGTTCCGCGGAGCCGGTGGTTTACGTCGCGTACCTACCGCGCGTCGCGCTGAACACGGCGCAGATGGTGGTGCACGACGACCTGCACCTCTACGGGCGCATCGTCTCCGACGTCAGTATTGAGACGGTGCAGGGCAGGGAGTGGGATGGCAAGGGCAACACGGGCGAGATGGTCCGCACCTCTAGCATCCGTCTCGAGGAGGAACTGTGACCGACCGATGGACGCCTAGCCAGCTCGCCGGGACGCTCCGGTGGGTCCTGTCTCTCGAGTACGCCGGGGGCACGTGGTACCTAGGGCAGGAGTCGATCACGATCGATGACGGTACGGGCGGCACGATCGTCATCTCGGACGGTCTGCTAGACCTTGCCGATACGACGGAGACGCTGGACCTCTGGAGCACGGACTCCCCCAGGCGCAGCGTGCCCGTGGAGTTTGACCTCGGCGTGGATGTCGCGACGCTTATCGAGCAGGGTCACGACCTCGCCGGCTGCGTGGCCGAGCTCGCGCAGCTGGCCGACGGGGACGACTGGTCCGCGCGTCGCCCGTTCGTGGTGGGCCGTCTCCAGGAGCCGCAGTACGGCGCCGACGAGGAGGGCGTGCGGGCGTCTATCGAGCAGGATGTCCTGTCAGATGAGAGCGAGATCCGCACCGTGAACGTCACCCCGCTCGCCTTCGCCACCGCGCAACAGGCAGTGACCGGGCTCGAGTTCATCGGCAGCACGAGCCCGACCGCTGACGAAAACGCGGCTATCGTCCTGCCTACCGTGCTCGGCACTCCGGGTTTAGGTCTAAACCCTGGCACTATCTGCACGCGGATTGAGACGTTCCGCACGCCAGCTACCACAGACTACTACTACCTTTGGCTGATCGCTGGTCACGCAGTCGACGCGACGACCGTCACCCTACGCGCGACCGATGGCACGGAGGCCGTCTTCTCTGTGCAGACCTGCACGCTCGATAGCGGCGAAGTCGTGTCGTTCGTGGTCGACTTCGTGGGCGTCGCCGTGCCCACCTGGACAAACACGACCGAGGCCGCAGTGGTGCTATGGACAGGCGGCGGCGGGCTTGTCGACCAGAACTACGGTCCCCTACGGTACGCCGGGGACTATGTGGCGTGGCTCCTGTCGCTGACGGAGCAGGACGTCGACCACGCACGGGTCAACCTCGCCCGTGAGCAGCTCCGCGCCTACGAGATCGCGACGTACCTAGACGAGCCGGTCACGGTCGCTGAGTACATCCGGGAGGTCATCCTCGACATCCTGCCGGTGTCCATGATGGTCGGACCTCGCGGCGTCTACCCGTACGTGTGGCGCTGGGATGCAACTGCCGACGATGCGGTAGCCCACCTCGACGTCACAGAAGATCCCGACGTCGAGCGCGAGGGGCTCGTCACCTACGAGGACGCGGACAAGATCGAGAACACCGTGCAGCTACTCTACGGGTGGGCACCGCGCGCGGAGTCCTACACGGGAGAGATGTGGGCCGTGGGCAACCCCGGCCTGCGGCCTCGCGGGCTTCAGTTTGGCGGGGCTACGTCCCTGTCGCGTAGCTATTGGACGGACCCGGTGCTCGCGCGCTCTGTCGTGAGGTATGGCGTGAGGCGTGCGGCGCTGGAAAGCGCGATCGTGCACGACGATCTCACGGCAACGCACGTGCTCGCGTGGCGCTCTCGTCGGTGGGCGCTGCCCTCGCGCGTGGTCGAGTACACGTGCCCGCAGCGGTGGGCGTGGATCGAACCGGGCGACCTGGTGACGGTCACTGACCCCGAGCTCGCGTGGTCCGAGCGTCTGTGCCTAGTGCAGTCCCGGTCGTGGGCCTCGGACGGGTCCGTGCGATACACTCTGCGCGTCCAGGAGGGCTAGGGCATGGCGACCGCGACTCACACTCAGTTCGGGGCACGGACCCGTCTCACCGTGACGGGCACCCTCACCAGCTACGGCGCCGGGACGCGCTTGGCTATCGAGACGACCGGCGGCACATCGCTCGTCCAGGTCCTCCGGGTCAAGCTCCAGCGCACGGCAGGGACCGCCGCAACCTTCACCCCGCGCATCTTCTCGACGTCGGGTGGTACGGCTGGCACGGTTGCGCAGCAGTTTGTGGGCTCGTCCACGGCGGTCGCGGACCTCTTCGACGTCGTGTGCTCGGGGGTCATCTTTGACACCGATGGCGGTGGCAAGCTCTACCTCGAGCCCGGTCCTGTAGCCGGCGCTGACAACGCCTTCTCCTACGAAGTCGTCCTCGAGGTGCTCTAATGGCCGGCACGCAGGTATCGCCTAGTGTCCCCTCGACGGGCGGCACCTCGACTAGTGCCGAGTACATGCTCGGGGCGTTCGGGGACGGGTCGGATGGCACGTTTACCTACGTCACCGCTGGTCCTGTCTACACGATCTCGCGGGAGTGGAACTACCAAGACCTGACGATCCAAGCGGGCGCGACGGTCAAGCCAGCAGGCTTTCGGATGTTCATGCGGGGGACGCTGACCAACGCCGGCAGCTTTAACGACGACGGGAACGCGGGCGTCGGCATCACCGCAGGCGCGGCGCTGGCAGCTCGTCAGTTCCTCGGCGGGCAGTCTGGCGCTGGTGGCGCGGGCCGCAGCACGACGGGCGTGGGCACCGCTGGCGGCGCCATCACCTCGAGCAGCTACGGGTCCACGGGTGTCATGCCTACCGGCGGCGCGGGTGGGCAGGGCGACGGGGGCAACCTCGGCGGCGCAGGCGGGGCCGCCACTGCGGGCTCTTCCCGATGGGCCTCCCTCCTCGGCTACGGTCGCGGCGCGACGGCGGTGAATGGTGGCTCAGGCGGCGGCGGCGGTGGGTGTCAGGTCGGCACCGGGACCGCATCCTCTGGCGCTGGCGGCAGCGGTGGCGGCGATGTCTACATCGCGGCGCGGTACATCGTAAACACGGGCACCATCTCCTCGCTCGGTGGGGCCGGTGCGGCGGCGGTGGCAACCGGTAACGGAGCGGGCGGCGGCGGTGGTGGTGGTGGTGGTGGTCACGTGGGCATCATCACCCAGACGCCTAGCGCCTCCATCGGCGGCACGGTGTCGGCAGCTGGTGGAGCCGGTGGAGCTGCGGCTGGCACCGGTAGCGTCGGTGTCTCCGGAACCGCTGGGTCCGTGTCCTACCTCATCCTCGCGTAGCCTGGAGATCCGCCATGACGTCCCTCATCATCCCCGACGGCTTCCCGGTTGAGACTGCGACCGAGCTCGCGATCGCCAACGGGTGCGCCGGCTTCTACACGGGCATCCCGCCCAAGTGGGTCGTGCTCTCCGGTGAGCAGGGCTGGACCCTGCCCTGCCTGGTTGTGACCGACGAGTACGACACCGTTCTCTCCTGGGCTCCGGTGGCCTGACATGGCGCGCATCCCGCTCTACCGTGACGCTGCCTCCACTCGGGTGTCCGCCACGCTTAAGGCCGGGACGAACGTCACGATCACGGATACCGAAGTCAGCGGCGTCCTCGAGGTGACGATCGCTGCATCTGGCGGCGGCGGCGGCGGTGGTACCCCAGCGACTACGGTCGTGTCGGGCACCACTCCGGGCCTGTCGCCTGTCGTCGGAGTGTCCACGGACTACGCCCGCGGGGACCACTCGCACGGTACGCCCTCTGTGCCTGCGCACACTGCCCTCAGTGCCCTCGCGTGGGCATCGGCAGGGCATACGGGCAGCGCGACCGCCATCGCGGCGTGGGACGCAGCCGGGGCCGCTTCCGTGGTGCAGGCGA